CCCACGAACGGCCATTTCGGTCGCTTGGCCAATCACCGGCATTAGCTCCCTTTGCGAACTGATCAAATACTCAACCTGGGTGGCGGAACGTTTCTGTGTCATGCCTCACCCTTAGGGCCTTGCCGATCTTCCATGCAGGCCTTAGCGTGAGCCTTGGCAGCATAGACATGGCCGATGCATGGCTTGGTGGGCTCGCCGGTAGCCTCGTCAGTGCCTCGGGCATGGCACAGGAAGCTATGGGAGCTCTCAAGAACAGAGTCAGTATCCTGCTGAGTATCGAAGCACTGGTTAGCCACGGTGCCCGCGCGGTAAGCACACCCTAAGCAAGGGCGCTCACGGGCATGGGCTGGTACGCGCTCAACGGCCTTAAGCCCGACAAGCGCGCCCTTCAGGCTGGGGTAGTTCAGTTTTTCGGCAGAGTACGGGTGCAAGTCGGTTTCTTGAATCAACAGGTCAATGGCGTGCTGCTTGCCGTTTTCGACGACCTGCTCACTCAACTCGGTTAAATCAGCGAACAGCTCGAGTAGCGCCTCTGCGCTTTCTTTCACGGCATAGCGCAACAGGATCTCTACGCGGTCTTCACGGCGATCGGCAAAGGCGACCTGGTGTAGTGCGTCACGCGCTTTAGTTGAAATATCGCTCATGCGGCACCTCGCTGAGTTCGGTAGCTACTCCAGTCGAGCTTGAGCGTAGCGCCGCCACCTTCCTGCATCCGGTCGATGATGCGCTTTCCCATGTAGTCTTCGAGCTGGTCAGCCTCAAGGTTGCTTATCAGGATCGTGGGAAGCATCTGCTTGTAGCGTTCATTGATGATTTTGAAGAGCATCAGGCGTTCCCACTCGGTACCCAGTTGCGCGCCGACTTCATCCAGAATAAGCAGGTCTAAGCCACCGACGAAGGCGCGGATAGCCTCACGCTCGCTTGCGCCCTTTTCCTTGCTGAATGCGCGCTCTTTGATCAGGTCGATCAACTCGTAAACGTCAATGCCCATGACCACGCGACCGCTGGCTAGCAGTGCATTGCCAATCGCATAGGCTAAGTGGCTCTTGCCTGTTCCCACGCTACCAGTGAAGATCAGCCCACCACCCTGTGCCAGCCGTTCATCAAACTTGGTGACGTAGGCGCGGCAAACACTCTGCACGTAGGCTTGCTCGCGGCTGCTGGCCTCAAATCCAGCCAGGGACTTGTCAACAAACCGCTTAGGGATCAGTGATTGTTCACGCAATTTCTCAAGTCGCCGACGGCTGCTGGTTTCGTTGGTCTGGCTCACTTCTGCCTGGCTAACGCCCTTGGCATCGTCCATCACGCACTCAGGGCATCCCGCCCACTGGCCGTTAGGCATTTTGGTGTTGGCAAACGCGCCATGAATCCGGCAGTTTTCAGCTTTGGTGTCAGCGGTACCGGCTAGCATGCTGGCTAGCTGGCCGCGCACCTTGGGGGTGGTCGTCAGTGGCTGTCCCATGGTTAGTCCCTCGCCCATTCAGGTAATTCGAGATCGTTGGCGCCGTAGGAGCCCACCGGCATCGGTTGGGCAAAGCCCTTGCGGCCGTCGCTGCGCTGAGGGCTTGCACCACACCCGCCCAGGCGGTTGATCAACCACTGGGCTTTGACGCCCTGCCAGCCTGCCAAAATGGCTTCGTCAATCGCTTGATCCGGTGTCATGCCTGGGATTGCTTCGCTGGCCTTCACGGCTTCGCCAAGCGCGAGCGTTAGGGCTCGCTGCGTTAGCGGTTTTTTAAGCGCCTTGCGGTGATCGATGAACGCCTTGGCGGCTTCGGCAGAAACCCCGTTCGGCAGGTCGGTAAGATCAAGTGCAGCCGGTTTTGCTTTGGCAGGTTTCTTCGGCGCAGCAGGCTTTGGATTTTCTGGAGCGGAATCGCTATCCCCATCGAACGTAGTGAGATGGGGTTTGTCTTTCATGTCTTTAGGTGTCACCCCATTTTGGGGTGGCTCAGATACCCCATTTTGGGGTGACTCACCCCATTCTGGATCGGCCTTCCGTTTTGGGGTAACTCGCGCCTTTTGAGCAGTGAAATCCCACTCGGAAACCGTTTTGTTGATACGCACAGGAGAACGGCCACCGCCACGACGAGTAACCACTTTTTTGCGGATAAGGCTATTAAGGGTTTCGGAACACTTACCCTCTGGCATGCCCGTCATCTCGCTTATGACGGATGCAGCGATCCAGTCTTCAGCTTTGTTCCAGCCATAAGTCATGCGCTCAATAACCCGGATGACGCGAGCCTCGCGACTTGTAAGAGGAGCGCGCATAAAAGCCTCTACGAGCGCATTGGCGGTTCGTGTGTATCCGTCTTCCACTTGGATACTCCTGCTCTCAGGCGCGGCTTGCTGCTGAGCCTGATAGCGTTCGTGGTCTGATATATGGGCTAGATTGCTCATGCCGAACCCTCCCTGCCGAAAAGCTCGGCCAGATCGACGCGATAGCACTCCAGCCATGCCATAGCAGGCCAAGCCACCACCTCGCCATACCGTGGGCATGGAACCTTGTTCGGAACGATGTTGTTGGCCTTGCACCATTTTTTGAGCGGCTGGAAGCCTTGTTTGCCGTACTTGCAGCCCATTGCTTTCTCAACGGCAGTTACCGTTGCTTCTTCCGAATTTCGGCCTAGCTCACGCTCTAACTGTTTCATCTTGCGACTGGCAGCGGACAGCTTGCCCATTACCGAGGCTTCGCGGCTGCTGCTGATTTGCGCTTTAGTGGCAATGGCGTGTTCAATTTCGCGCTGCTGCTGCTCAATGCGCTCAGCTTGGTCGGCAGCAAGGCGTAGCGCTTCAGCCATTGAAGCGGGCAGGTGGTAGGGCTGCTCCTTGAGTTTCAGCTTTTCCAACACAGAGCGGCGGACGGCTTTTGACTCTCGCATTGACACCAATAGGCACTGATCGTGATTAAGTCGAAAACCTTGTGAAGGGCGGCCACCACTAGGCCCGGCAGGTATTACGAAAGTTTCGTAAAACTCCCCTTCCAGCTCATCAACGACGCGAGCATGAAAATCGTTGCGGCGAATAGCGCTTTGCTCATGCTCTTGGCGAGAAGCGTTAATCACATTGAGCAGATCGAGACTCGACATCGTTGGGCCGCTTAACACCATTGGCATATTCATGAGTCACCTCCCGCCCTACGGCATTGGCTTTCCAGACGGCGCAGCGCATTTCGCTCAATGCGACGAGCGTCAACAAAGGCCCTGTAGGCGTCGTCTGTTACTTCAAAAAAATCTGGCGTTTCTAGGGCGTCTTTCATCGATCGCCCGTAGTCGTTATCCGTAAGCCACTCATTGCGAAGCTCCACGTATCGCCGCCGCGCCTGTTTGCGCTCTAGCGCAGCATGGTGATACGCCATAGCGGCTTGACCGACGCTGACATAAGCGGCCATTAACTGGACGCTCGCCTGTGTTTCAGCTAACATTGCTTTACTCATCTGCAAGACCTCATCTGTATTTCAGATGGAAGAATCAACGCCCCGCGGTGCCAGCCGATCGGGGCGTTTTCTTTGGAAAAAGGACGGTAAATGACCATCCGAACATGGTGGGCACGCCTCAAAGAGCGCTTTTGGGACAAAGAAATAGAAGAGATTGAACACCCACAAGTGGCGGGTTTCTTTGTTCGCACACCGCCGCTGCGCAGCGCATGGGAAAGCACCGCAAAATTGCTCCAGCGATGCCGAAGGTTTTGGCCGGATGTGCTGGTAGGTGTTCTGTCAGGCATTATCACCACCCTCCTGCTGCGCTGGGCGGGTCTCTAGCTCGTCAGCCATCTCCCGTAAGCACGCCACCTGCTCTGCACGCGACATGTCCGGCTTGAATAGAAAGCAAGGCAGCGGGTGAGCCCCCACGCCAGCACTTGACGTTTTGCTCGATGGTGCAGACAACCACCCCGCGATAAACGAGCCCGCTGCCACCCCGCCCAAGGTCAGCAGCAATTCTGTTGTAATGCCGTCAATCATCATTGCTTAGCCACCGCCAAGCGAACGCCTGGATTCCGTCCCAGCACCTTCCGCTCGATTAACGAACGCGTACTCATCAGCGCAACAATGGCATCATCAATTTCAGCCAGCGCTTCATCGGCCATAGGTAGATCAGCGGGGCTCAACTTCTTGTCATGCAACATGCGAGACATGACAGCCATCACGTCCCCCGTTTCACGACTCACAGCCCCCAGCGCGGCAAACCCGCACGACATCTGATCGTCGCTGTCTGGACGCTTAACGCCCATGAAGCCGTGACGACGAACCAGCCCGACGCGAGCAAAATCGTCACCGAATGACTCAAGTGCGTCGCACCAGGGCTCTTCCAGCCACGACGGGAACTCCACCGCGCCGCTTGCCCACCGCTGGACTCGCTTTGCCCAGCTCATTACGGCGTGGTCGTACTCTTCAGAGACAGACGTGAAAGCGCCCAGGTTGGGCAGGTGCAGGGATTCCGCCTTGCTAGGGCATGAAGCAAACACCTGCCGATTCAATTCACGAGCAAAGCGCTCGCATGCTACTCCCCGCTGTTCTTTGAGCTGGCCTAATGCATCGCGCAAGAGTGCGTCTCGGCTTGGGTGTCGGTAGCTGGACATGTGGATACCTTTGTCAAAAAGCTAAACTGTTAGTGTGGTTAGGCGGCAACAGCGCCGAACACGTCAGGGCGCAATTGGCCAGCCTTGATCTTTCCTTTGGTAGCTTTCACAACAGCCATAACCCGAGCTGCCGGAACGACCTTCCATTGAGAAATGGCCTGAGAGCTGATTCCGATGGAGCGGGAAAGAGCGGCCGGGCCGCCAGCTAGGCGAAGCGCCTCTTGCATTGCTTGTTCCGGAGTCATAGGGAAATCCATGCTTAACATACTTGGCCAGAGTGTAAGCCAAACTTACCCTAGCGGGCAAGGCATTCTTCCGTTGCCAGATGTAAGTGATGCTTTCAGACTTAGAAGCAACTACACGCCTATTGGTGAGGGAATGACCGAAGACGAAAAGGTGGGCCAGCGAATAACGCGAGCCCGAAAAGAGGCAGGGCTTACACAGCAGCAGCTAGCCTCGATGCTAGGTGTCTCAAGACCAGCTGTGGCGCAGTGGGAGAAGGGGCGCACAAGCCCCTCTGCCGAAAATTTACGCAATGTAGCCACGGCTACTAACAAGCCGTTGATCTACTTTTTTACTGGTGCTGGCGTCAAAACTGACGATTTTGACGAAGCGCCCAGGTTACGCGGTCAAGTGCCCCTTATTAGCTGGGTGCAGGCCGGGGCATGGACGGAGCCATTTTGTCCCGTGAGTGACGATTTTGAATATTATCCAGCGCCGCCTACATGCGGGCCAAGAGCGTTTGGATTGAGGGTGCGCGGTGAGTCTATGATTGAAGTTTATCCCCCGGGCACGCTGATCTTTGTCGATCCTGATGTAGAGCCAGTTTCTGGCGATGACGTTGTTGTGCAATGTGAACAGCACGGCGGTGTAGAGGCTACATTTAAGCGCTACATCATTGAGCCAGGCGTTGGGCCTATGCTGAAGGTGCTCAACAAGGACTGGCGCGAACAGTACATGGACTTCACCAAAGACTGCCGAATCATTGGTGTTGTCATGGCGCAAATGACCCTACGAAGGCAATAAACCCTCCGAAAACAAGCAACACTAATCAAGCCCGCCATTGAGCGGGCTTTTTTGCGCGTTTAGAAACAATGGCTTACATTTTTAATGAAAGTTTCGCTTACTTTTTTGTTGACGCAAAAGGTAAGCATGGCTTACATTTGTGCCATGGCAGCAGCGCTGACGCACACAGCGAAACAGAAAGCTTGCCATGGCTCTTTAACAACCTATCACGCCCTCCTCTTGGCTTTGTAAGGGGGCACCATCCGGCCTCATGTCGGACAGGTGGGCACGCTGACCCTAGTGGGTCGTCGGGATAATCGCGGTGGAATGCCGTAGACCCTGGCGGGCGCAGGCAAGCGCGGAGGTAAGCGACTCCACAGCGTGCAATCAAGCTAAACGCGCTAACTGCGATAGTGAGACTTAACGCGTCGCCCTTGGCGCTGAGAATACCAGGGGCCATCGGATTGACGGCGCCCACCTAACCGTTATCAACGGGTGATCTAGCGCTCACATCGGGCGTCGTTAACTCTGCATCAATTTGTGTGCTGGGAAACCCACTCGCCCTAAAGGAGTGGGCATCGGAAAGAGCGCGGGCATGCAAAACCGAATTGGCCCGTGT